CGTAGCGCCAACCGTTACATCACCCGTTAGAGGCGTAGCTGTAGGCGTTCCGGCGTTGCCGAGCAAAATTTCACCCGTGTTTAGGGTTGCAAGCTTGGAGTATGCAATTGAACCGGCAAGCATCGCGTTCGTAACTTTGCCCGCGCCGATTGTCGCCGCAGCCGCACCGGGACCGCTAGCTGTTACGTCACCGGTTAGAGATGTAATAGCTCCGACGGCATAAAGTTCCGTAAAGTTAGCATTGATCTTCGTTCTTGCGCTGAGCCCAGAGTCACCGTTATTTACAGTTTGTTGTGCCATTTTTAATCAACCCATGTTGCTGTGTCATCCCAAAAACCAGCGTCATCCCAGAAGCCGGTTGCCAATATCCAAGTATCGACAGGCGTACTGCCTGTCGAAATAGGCCGCGTTAGAGAAAATCCACCGATACTGAATATTCGACTGATCATCATAGGCTGAAAGCCTCGGCTGTAAGTGTAACCTGGGTATTTGAGGTATCAGTTCTCCTCACGGAAATTTCGTTGGCGTTCTCTATTCCGAGCACAAGCCGAGCGGATCCCGATGGGATTGGTATGGATGACCCACTGCCTCCGCGTCGATATTCGACGGCAGTTCCTGAGTTATTGACAATATCGAGAGCATCGCAGGCTTGCGACGAAAAAGCGGTCCAATTCGTTCCCGTCGCTGCTGTCGTAACGCTTACAATCGTGGCTGTCGTCATGAGCGGTAGCGTGGAAAGTGATGGCGTGCGACCTGGAGAATAAAGGTATCTTGATGCGTCTGACATATTTTCAGTCTCCTTCATTTGGTTGTTGCAATCAAAAATGAAATCGTTTTACCCGTGTCTCATTAAGTCTACCCAGGTCGACCTTCTTAGGAAAAATAGGCTTGATCAGCTGTATTATCCTACCCCCTTTTCGTTTCAACCAAATCGTATAATGCCCTGCCGAATGGACCCCGTAACGCCAGTATGATCTGTGCTAATAGTTATTGTTAAAACATCTCCACTGCGCGAGAAAAGTGGATCAGCTTGAATTGTAACCCCCGTTCCTCCTGTCGTCGTTCCCATTGTGCTTACAGTAAATTGGCCTGATGTTTTCTCGATAGCCAGATAAATTTTCGTCTGACAATTTGCAGCGTTGGAGTTTGAATAAACCGCCTGCGATATGAGATAAATTCCGCCAGCAACGTATGGGACGATAAAATCGCAATCCACGTCCCCTCCGTCTGTTGGGGCGGTTCCCGTGTTAGGTTTTACGTTTATGGATCCATTAAAAATATGCTCCAAGGCATCGGTCGTGGTTCCAGACCCCGCCCCAGTATCTGGTCCTAATGTCACTGCGCCTGTACCCGCCAATGTCATTGACGTTACAGGAGTTATTCCGCCCGTTCTCAGTCGAAATTTCATTACAGCGTTTGCTGAATCATAATGGTTGTCATGATAGAGCGTCGTATAGCTGTCGGAATCAAAGTGTATTCGGCCGTATGCTTCCGTATCGCTTCCAATCTGTATTGTGCCGCTTGCTGATGAGCCAATAGTCGCACTACCGGTCGTTACGAGGTTTTTATCGCCGAAATCTCCATTATGAACGACGTTTCCTGGGTGTCGTGCGTCGATTAAATCCACATCCTGCCACGTCGATCCACCGGCCGAATAAACAACGAAATAGCATATTAGCTTATATCCTGCGTCGGGATAGATTGAACGATTGAATATAAGGCCAAATGCCGCGGATTTGCTTGAACTGTCACTGCCGTAAAATTTTACGTTAAGAATATCAGAAGTAGAAATCTGTATCAGACCGACACGGTATTTGTTTGATGCCGATGGACTTGGCGGCGAAAAATCCGGCGACTGCGCATCTCCACCTGTAATCGTACCAGTTGCAAGGTTGACGACCGTATCGGCAAAATTAAAACTGCCGCCGCCATCACGGGGAAATTTTGAAATGATATTTTGATCAATGTTTGTGAATACAGTTGGATTCGCCGAGTCGCCTCCGGACCCCATGAATCCTGATACACTGGGCTTAATGCTAATGCTTGCAGATCCCGACCGATAAGGCCGTAGACGATCATCATAAATCGATTGATCCACGCGCTGAGAAGTTCGATTTCGTCCCAAAATCTCACGGATAGAATAATCGAAATCGTAATTTCCATCGATCGTACCTGTATTTCGAACGCGAACGCCCGACAGGATCACATCATTTGTTAATTTGGATGGATAACTTGGAGTGGCCGAAGACGTACCACGAATTACTGCCACTTCGCACGATTGCTGAACTTTCAGATAAACAGTAACTCCAGGATCCGTAGGCTTATCGATCAGTGTATTGCTAACAGTCTTGGGACGAATAACGATCAGTGATCTTTCTGCATTCGACGATGGCGACGATAGAGTAAAATCATAATCGTTGGCAAAATACATAAACGTACCATCTGGCGAAACAGCAATACCACTCGTGACGCGAATTTGATTTCCGCTCACCTGCTTAACGACAAGACCGCTTAAAATAGCACCGCCCGTAAATCCTTCGTATGACCCGCGCAGGCTGTTTATCAAAGCACTCTGCAAATCAGAAAAATCATCCTTATTCCAGAGATACCGTTCATAAAAATTGAACAAATTGATATTGCTGCTCGCCATAGATTTTTAGCTCTCTATTTTATCAGAAACCGTTTTTTCGTCTGCGACCTCTGTTTTTTCGGCTGGTTCTTTGACCAGCTCTAACTTTTTTTGTTTTTCCTCATCTTTATTGAGATCACTATTTTTTGTATCATGCTCCTTTTTAATTTCTTCAGAAATCTCATCCATCAGATTTTTTGTAACAATACTGGCTCCTTCGATTCGCAATTGAGCCGAGCGTAGTACCACTAATCGTGATTCAAGAGTCTCGATATCCCGCTTGATAGACATTCCATCTTTTTCAAGATCATTAAGCTTTTTTGAAAGGATTTCCAGTGACATTCAATTAACCTCGCTTGTTACAAAAAATGATCAAAAATTGAAAATAAAATCGTTTTACCCGTGTCGTATCAAGCCTACCCTCATATTTACTATTCCGCTTGAAGTTGCCGAACTATCACATGAAACAGTAATAACGGAACCGGATCGACTCAACGCAATGTTCGCCAAGTCAACTCCGCCAGCAGAGGCATAAGGAAACACATCGAAGAGCGCGAACGATCCAGAAGTTTTTTCTACAGCCATTTGCTGCCATATTGCATAATCTGCAGCATTCGTTGATCGATAAGCGGATATGGTCACAAGATACGTGGCGCCAGCAACGTAGCTCATGCCGGAAAAATCATGTGACTGTGTACTGCCGCCAGCGGATGAAGCACTCGTCTGAGGTTTAATATTGATAGCGCCGTATACAGCGTGTTCGAGAGCATCCGTTCCTGTCCCAGACCCTGCTCCAGTTGATGGCCCGATGAAGAAAGAGCCTTCTTGGCTTGCCGAAAAAACTATGGAAGCCGAAGTTGTTGCTCCGTCAGCGGCTTTGTTTGATTGCAATGAAAATGTAGCAGCAGTGTCCGATGTGCTGTTATCTAGTACGATCTGCCAACCGCCAGTACCAGATTGTCTGGTCGGCTGGGCACCGGCTCCTGAATATGCGTTTGCTCCGATAAAGAAAGCTCCGCTACTTGCAGTTGCAGAGGACGGAGCTGAAAATATATTCTTATTTGTTACGTGGTATGATTGATATGGAGCGTTTGTCGCCTGCCCCCACGTAAAACTACCATTTGTTGCAATACTGCCCAGTTCAGCGTATCCAGTCATACCGGTTACTGGACTTGCTATCGTTGAAGATGATGATGTTACGAACTTAAGTGTATCTCTGAACCACTGATAATTAACCGATCCTTGTCTGTCATAGATAATTCCATGACCGTTGTCGGCGTCCTGCCCTAATGTGAATGCGGATACTGAATTGTTTGCTCCTGATACGTTAGCCCTGACGATAGTAGCTGACCCAGAAGCTCCAGATGAATTGAATAAATGTTTGACAGTTTTGGCTCCAACATTAGCCGATGTACCCCAATTGCTTGCTCCATCCAATGTGAGGAAACCAATCGTTTTTTCATTCGTTGTAATAGACGTTCCAGCAGCACCGTTTGACTGTGTATCTGAGTTATTCACAAAAGCAAATACCGGATCGGTTCCAGTCGCGGAACGGTCTATCTGCAGATAGGAATAACCGGGATCGTTTTTCAGTGATCTTTTTGCAGATGCAGCGGAATCTCTATAAATGTTGTTGCCAATGAAAACCCTGTCCTGTCCAGCTAATGATACCTGATTGTATGTAGAAGACAGTGCACCGAGAAGAGGCCCATAAACAGTGTGGCCAACTGCTGTACCAAGTCCAGATGTAGATCCTAACGTAGCTTGGCCAGTCGATAAGGTTCCCGTTGTCGATATGTTAGTCGAACCAAATGCGCCCGTTGCAAACGATGTCTCACCTGTATTAGAAATTGAAATTACACCAGACATCGCTACAGCTGTCGCGACGTTTGAAGCATTTCCGACGAAGATAGAGGCGCTTGCAAGAACTGATGTAAGACCGGCAGCCCATGAAGCATCCGTACCATTGCTCGTTAAAACTTTTCCGCTAGCTGACGCCTGACTTGGCAGTAACGCATTGAGTGCGTCATTATTTGTCGTTGCTCCTGTTCCTCCACGATTGACGGGTAATGTTCCTGTTGTTCCTGCTAATGGAAGCCCGGAACAATTTGTCAGTGTGCCTGCGGACGGCGTTCCAAGATTTGGAGTTACGAGGGTTGGACTATTAAGAGGGGCCTTTAGATCAAGTTCGGATTCAGCCCATTTATCCCATTCATCCAATGTATACAGATAAAAGTTGAAATTTTTCGACGTCGGTATATCGGCAGGATTATATCCATTTAGAGCAAGATCGGACGTTGGGGTTTCGACCCTCGATGCAATGTCGGGATTACCATACAACCACTGCAGATGCGAACTAGGTTTCGTCATAATATTCTCCCAAAATCATCACGATTCGAACGATCCAAAATCGAATCCAGCTATGCCTTCAACACCACCGTCAAATCCAAAATATCCATCAATTATCTGTTGATTGGAGTTAATGAAGTGACTGTCCCTCGCCGCTTCAGCTACGGAAAGGGCTGCATCGATTGCAGCGAGTTCGGCATCGGTAGGCGTATAATTGAAGATTTTCACTTCATACGTATACGCCTGACGACGCGCGTTTAACAGTTGCTGCTCCGTCATTCCTAAATCTGATGCCGATAAACTGCAGCATTCGTCACCGACGTGAATCATGGAATTTCCGGCGCCGAGATACGTATTATAACCTAGCTCAGATTCTCCGAGTCGCCATGCGCCATAGACTGGGTCACGACTATTCCATGGGAAAATCGTCACGATTTTATCGGAGCCTATAATCGAAAGGACTGCGTCCTTCATATCCTGGCGTGTGATGCCTTTTTTCGATCGGAGCTTGGTTATGACGCGATCACGTCGCTCTGAAAGACTCAGTGACGCGTCGAGTGGATATTGAAACGCCGTAATTTCCCAATCCGTAATTCTCTCGTCAGCATACTGTGGAAATTGATTATTATAGATCGTCTCTTGATTCGAATATGCTGCAGAAACGGCGTCGGAAATCGACGCCATATCAGCCGTTGAAAAAAAGGCCGACGAAGCTCCATCGGGATAAGCACCCTCCGGTAGCTCGCGCTGCAATAAGCGATAGACGTCCTGTGTCGTTAAAAATTTCGGCATTATTTAACTCAACACGTTGATGGTGATGACGCCTGGAACCGCGACCTCTGTCCCGGCAATAAGACGATTAATACCAGTTACTGATAGATCTTCCACGTTTCGATCGATGACGATTTGGGCCAATGCTCCAACCGTATAGGGACTCGCCGATAGATTGTAATCGATAAGCTCTTCGATTTCAGAACCCACGACATATCCGGACGCACCCAATTTCCGGCCACCGGGCGGGGTTTTATAGATTGCTCGCTTGATTTCCCGCTGAACGAGTTCTGACTGTGTAAGCGTTTGACCGCTTAGAATGGTCGAACCATCGCCCTGTGCGAAGCGAACATTCACCGTCACGTCGATGGAAATGGACGTCGGCTTGAAAACATAAACGCAGTCGGTCACCGGGTTGACGGTTTCGATATAGTCCTGGACCGTCTGTACGAGTTCGTCGGATGGAATCAGCACAATGGGCTCGTCGTTTTCCAATGCTTGATCAATATCCGTCGTTCCCGCTGTAATTACTACGCCAACCGTTCCAAGGCCAAACGGATAGCGACTTACTGTTGCCGACGTCACGCTACTGTCGGCATCGAATGCAAATTGCTCATAGTCACTAACCTTACCCCCTGCCAGTGGTGTCCGAATCTGTCGCAAAATCCTGGCCGCCGCTTCCGGGTTGGATTCGACATTGCGACCGTCTGATATTGGACCGCCGTAGACAGTCGCCGTGCTCGTGATACCAGCCGGAGGAGACGGCAGCGATAACGTTGCCCCTTCGAGCAGGTTTTGATTCTGACCCGTCGATACGGACGTCACGGGCACGATCGCCGTCACGGCATCGGAAAACACAATTGATTCGTCTGCCGTATAAACATTGCCGTTTGCTGCATATTGAAACTGAGTTCCCGCTGGTATTGTCGCGCCTGTAGCGGCAGCCGTTGCGAGGACGTTACCTACGGCCTGCGTGGCATCGCGAAATCCAGAACCGAAATACGTATAAAGGTGACGCTCCAGGGCTTCGCGACGGGCGGACTGGGGAAATGCGTCATTTGACACCTTAAGCTGATCGGCATAAACGCCTGCGACAACGCCGCCGACGACGCGCGAACGTATCCACCAGTCGCTGTCGGTCTGATCGGTATTGATCTCTGGCTTGAGGTTTTTCAGATACAGCAGATATTGGTCTGCGATTTCATCAGGCGTTTTATAAGTGGACATGATTTAAACCCCCAGACTCGGTATTTCAAGCTGATCGACGACGCCTCGTTGACGTTCTATGTATGCCCTGAGCGAGACTGTATTTCGATTCGCTGAAAGAGACTCGATCGTGATCGATACAGCCCGACCATCGTCGAGAATAGGCTGAAGGGCGACGGCGGCAGCATTTTCAACTCGTGACGAGTCGCGTCCAGTTTGTCGTTTTTTAATTTCATTGAAAGTCGACCCATATGCATCGTTCGGCGCATACATCCATTTTCCGGCTTTGATCTTCAGTCGATAATAGGCAGGCACACGCAGTGAATCGGTTTCAATCGGGGCACCACCCGTCTGCAGATAATCGCCCGTCGCTGGATCGATGTCCCAATTCTGTGCCATATTTCGATACCCCTTACACAATGGATAAGACAATGGGAGCGGCCGGACCGCTCTGCGTCGTGGGTCCGCCCGTCGTTACGATCGATGCAGGTAATATCGTTACCGTACCGGCCGACGTTATATGCGTAACGATTGCATCAGCGATGGCGTTGGCAAAACTCTCCACCATCGCTGGTTTTGATATCGATGGATCAGCTGCAAGCATTTTGCTTTTAATCAGCGCTCCGAGTGTGGTTTTATCTAAAGCCATTACAACCCCCCGTCGCCAGTCGTTAGAATGCTTTCCGAGTCTACAACGTTTGCTTTCAACTGCGTGAAGTCTGCGCTCTTATCAGACGGCGCACCCGGAGACGGATGAACGTGAGCAATAAGAAGGTCGAGAAGCTGACCCAAAAAATCGTTGAGAGGCACGCCGAGAGCAAGGGGATTATCAGCCGCATCTTTACCCACATAAACACCATCGGACCCGGCATATAGTTGATACCCCTGTTCGCTATAGAGTTTCGATGTGCCTGCGTCGAGATCAGTCGGACGATTCATATCGCGATGTCCGATCACGATTCGATTGCTCGGGTGTTCGCCTTGTCGACCTACGACCTGCAGCGTACCGCGCGGCGTCCTTGAAACGAATCCAAACGGATGCATGACGGGCCGTCCCTCAAGCGTATCGGCTCCTGGATAAATCTGTTCGATATCCTCCGTCCATTTTTCTGGATCATCATTGCCGCTAACCCCTGTCAGCAGCACCATGATTTGCCTTTCGATTTCTTTGCGAATAAAACGTCGCAAGTCAGGGTCTACGTGAGCTGTCATGGTGCAAGATTATCCGCGACAATGGAGCCTAAACGACAAAACGAGAGCACGGTCGTTTGTCCGCCTTCAAGACTCAGTTGATATTGAACCTGATAGAGATACATATGCTCGGATAGATCTCCACGATCAAACGAGATGTTATAAACGGTATCCGTCATCCATGGTTCACCGTTCGCATTGTAGTGACCTGGAACGACGCACTCGAAAATTATTTCATTCACGTTCTGTCGTGCGATCTCCCTCTTTCCAGCGGCTTGCAGGACTTGGGATCCACCCGCCTGTGTGATCGCATTGATCTGTGCCAGACCCTGCGGATCAGTAGCATTGATGTTCGAGGTGACGACGGTCTTGGCGACGATATAATTTGCTTTGCGAAGACGTGTCGGGCCAGGCGCAGCATTATCAACTATTTGCTGGGGTCCGACGCGTGACGTGACCTCCTCCTGTCCAGCCCAGATAACGGCAATCATATTTGCAATATTCGTCGATTGCCGCCGAACCCTGGCCGACAGAACGTTACTGTAGCGTTCTTTTGCACTTATAATGATATTGCCTTTTTTTATCTGCCGCATGTTTGGCTTGCCGACGATCAGTTCACCGTCCGGACCGGACCAAGCCACGATGTTATAAGGTTCGATAAACCGCTGGAGAACGGACAGCTTGCTTTCCGAAGGCTCGGACGCTAGCAGAGGAAGTTTCGGCGTGTTTGGGAGATTGCGAAAATCAAACTTCGTTATTTTCGAATCCTGACAGATGAGCTTTACACCGTTTTCGATCGAAATCGATTTTGCGTAAATTGGCTTACTTTGTAGACTAACGGCATCCTGATCTTCGAGCTGACCCATTGTATCACGGCCTGCGATCGTCGCCTTTTCTCCGTATTCACGATCGATCTCGATTTCTGTTGAATCAATAATGCCTGTGCTCAGTGTCACGTCGTTAGCTTGAAGAACTATGATATCACCGTCATTGATGACTTTCGTCAGTGCCGGGCCATCGGGAGCTGCAAATGAGAGTGAGAAAGTATCGACGGGTATCAAAATTGAACTTGTAAAAGAATAGGACAGGAACTTATCGATAAAAATCACTGGACCGCCCGAAAGGGGCTTTACCACAATCGATACGGGAGGCATACGGCCGTTTTCGGCCAGATACTTTTCCAGCCCGTTTTTTCCGAGCGCTGAAAATGTTGATCCCGAGGGATTGGCAAATATAGTTTTCATGATGACGGAACCTTTATCGTCGTTCCTGTCGCTATGTAATTTATGGATTCAAGCGATGGATTAAGAATGTCGAGTTCCTGAACCCTATTGGGATTCAATCCATTGAGAAATGCAGCCTCTCGCAGTGACATGATACGGGGAACGACGTAATCATAAACCCTTGCGTTACTCGACGCAACGCCTCGTTCCAGAACGTTTTGAAGCAGCACGGCCGTCGTTCGCAGTTCAACGACGGTGTCATATAGTTCAAGAGATCCTCCGTTATCATGAATCTCGTTCAATATTGTCGCGAGTTCAGTGCGTCTTGCGACGACCTGCTTCGTCAAATCATTAACGGCCGCAGCAATGACCACATCTTTCGTCAGTTCCGACGTCGGCACGGAGTTAAACGGATCGCTCGGACTGCGTACCGTGATAAACGTCTGCGTGGCAAGCGATCCATCGGCGTTTCGAGTGCCGCCCTGATTCGTAGGAAGAAGCGACGGAATATCGGACGTACCGCCCTTTGCGTTAAACGTCGCATTCATCGCCGTAAGCGTTTGCGCATTATTTGTTTTGAATAAAGCGAGATATTGATTGATTCGATTCTTCACAGCACGAACGAGCAGTTGTGCCGCTTCGATTTTGGAGATGGCCGTATCGATTATCGCGAAAATCTTGAGAGCCGCCGACAGTGCGCTTTTGACGCCTGAATCGTTAAGCTCACGAAGACTGCCAATCGTAAAATTGTGCTCGATAAACGTAACGCGGAGCTGAACCATTTTCCGGGATTGCGATTCATAGACGACCGAAAAATCTTCGATGGCACACGTTAATTTACCGCGAACGGGATGAACGAGAACCCCCGGCTGGGGCTTGTCGAATTCGTTTAGAAGGGCCTGAAATCCTTCGAAGTAGCGATTTCCGAAAATCGCGCACTCCATTTCAAACGAGCCAGGCTTTCTGCCGAGATCGTCCGTCGTCTGACCGTCCCGATATGGATATTGATAGCGAACCTTTCGACGGCCGCCCGTGTCAGTGACCCTCGGCAGCGCCCCTTGCCATCTTTGCTTTGATTCGAAGACGTGAAAAACAACGCCGTTATAACTGGCCTCGACGATGTCCCATTCGTTTGGGTCCCGGCCGCCGAGAAGTGCATTCACCTCTTGCAGGGTCTGTTGCGTGATCCTGCTGAAATCGGCGGCCTGACTGATATCGAATTTTCCCATTTAGTTCGATGCCCCCCGATTCGGCTGTTTCGTTTCGCGAAGCAGTGGCGTATTGAATTCGACCTTTACCTTCTGCGTCGGCGCAGGTGGTGCGCGATATGCCGCCGTCGTGTCGCCGCCTAAAAGCATGTCGAGCTTGAAGAACAGTCGCTCGATGATATCGCCACGGAATCCTTCGCTCGTCGTGTCCGTCGTATTGTCTTTTAGAAATTGACTCACCGTGGGCTCGATTGCCTGGCCGAGAGCGACACCGCCGAGTCCTGCCAGGCCTATCGCTCCAGCCCTGCCCAGAAAGCCAAGACCGCCCGCAGCACCCATGAGGCCCCCGCCAGCAGCTATTTCGGCGGCGTTGGTGACGTAGACGGGTACTGTTTTTTGTCCCGTGATTTCCTCTGCTGCTGCGCTCTTTGCGACAGTGCCGAGCAGTCCTGCGCCGATTCCCTTCAGTCCTCCCCCAGCGAGCAGGGCAGCCAGCACTCCCCCACCGGCCACGACGGCACCCGCTCCGATATCCGTCTTCGATGCGTCGGAAAGCATATTCGTCATGCCCTGCGTGACGGCCGATAGGGGTTCTGCAAACAGGGCTTTGATGCGGTTGATTGACGCTCGAAAATTCTCCCCAAGTCCCATGCCATCCCGATACGTTTGATTGATATCGCCCTGAACCGTCTGCATGCGTTTCTGAGCGTCTGAAACCTGGTCGATTGATTCAGCCAGTCGGACCATGCCTTCGGCCGCTTCCGGGCTTATTCCGAGCGTCTCAGCTGCGAGCCGGGGATCATCGACAATTCGTCCCATGATGCTGCGGGCGAAATTTTTGAATTTTTCGACATTCAGGCCGTTTGGTCCAAAAATACCGGCACCGCCTTGGGCTTCAAATGCCATGCGTTTCTTGGGTGATTGGGACAGATAATCGGCCAGAAATTTAGCAGCGCCATCACCGGCCGTGGCCGATATGACTGCAATGTTTGAAAGACTTGTTGAGTCGATTGCTTTACGTAAATCCTGCGGCATATTCTGAAACATCTGATCAAGATCCTGCAGGATTTTTATCGGCGAGTCGCGCGTCGTGAGAAACACGCGCCGCATGCTCTCGGCAAGAGCATCCATCTGCTTTTTGTCGTTCACGTCACCGCCGCGCGATCGTATGACGTTCGCCATGCCTTTTGCTATTTCGCCCTCTTTGCCCCGTTCGTTGGCAATCGATGCGAACTGTCCGGCGCGAACCGAATACGCCGTCAAATTATCCGAACCACGAACCTGCGTCTGCGACAGCCCCTTTAGCGTCTCGGCTGCGACGTCGCTGCTCATTCCAATCTCACCGAGGCCGTCCATCAGCGTTTTCTGAAACGTGACGAAATCACGTTCTGCCATGCCGAACACCGGACCCAGCTTTCGAATGGCGTCCGATAGCTGCACGGTTTCCCGGATACTGTCTTTGAACTGTGATGATATTTTCAGACCTGCACCGAGGCTTTCAATTGATACGAGGCTTTTGAAATCACGTTTCAGCTGATCAGAGACGCGACGGCCGTAGTTCTTCAGATTGCCGAAAAACGTCTCGGTTTCTTTTGTGCTTTTTTTTATTTCGGCGGAAGTTTGTTTGCCGGTGTTCTCAAGTTCTTTTGATACCTCTTCAGCTTTTGCACGAAGAGATTCGAGGTCGTCAAGAATCGTCTTGAGGCCTGATTTTACCTTCAGCTCGACCGTTGCCATAAATCACATCCCGCGATCAGGGTTTCCAAATAAGCGTTCCGCTTATGATGGAATGTGCGACCCACCAGACGACTTGTCCGGCAGTCAATCGCAATTGATCAGATAGAATGCCACGGCCTTGATCTGCCAAAAAGATAGCGCGGTCAGTTGTGAGTCCAGTTCCTCGAGCGATGTTTTTTTTAAATCGGACACCAGTTTTTTAAGGTCTTCCGGCTTCATCGTTTCCACGGCCGGATCGCACTTTTCGGTGACTGTCACGTATTCTTTGTAGATCGCAATGATTTCATCCGGCGTGAAATCGTTCAACACCGGATGAGTTAACCGATAATCTCCAGCACCCGGCCGACTCGTCGTTGCAAGAATCAGGTGTTCTTTCGCTATCAGTGCGTGTTCGTAGATACGGTTTTTGAATATATCGGGCGAACGTTTCATTTCGACGGCGACGTTGCTCATGACCTGCACTGTCTCCGCCATCGATAACGGCCTGACCATGACTTCGAAATCACGTATGCGAATCGGCCATCGAAACTCCACACCGAGTCGCATTTTCGTCAGGATTTCGTTTGTCGTGTCGTAGCCAGGCCCGTTATCGTAGTTCATGATTATCCTGCAAGATCAAGATCGAAGAGCGAACTGTTTCCGATCGCGTCGGTTAGTTTTACTGCCCCGAAATTAAATGTCGTTTTTACTTCGTCGCCAATGCCACCAGCATTATCATCGTTATCCTTTAAAAACAAGCCCGTGGCGATAAATTGATCCGCCCCGACAACGAACGTCAACTGAACGTCATTCGTTTCGTAATTTATGGATTCGAGCTTTGGGCGTGGCTCCAAATTGCGCACAGCAATCTGAAGAGTGACGTCAATATCCACATTTCCTTGAACGTAGCCGCGGTTGAAACCGTCATTCGTCATCGTCGGAACGATTCGGGCGTTCTTGTTCTGTCGCAACGTAGCAGATTGAACGTCAGCGATTTTTGCACCATTTATCGAAATAAATGCCCTGTCACAATATTTTAAAGCCATTTATATCCTACTCCCATATTCAGGTAATACCGTAATTCCGTTCTTAGTTGCCAGCTCTATTGCAGCAAGATGGGCTTGATACTGCGTTTCGTGATAGCCGGCACAATATCCTTTTCCTTTGATCGACAATCGCGCAAGCCATGGACGAGCTTGTTTGTTTTTATGGTAAA